TCTTGCCATATTTAGCAAGTAATTCTTCAAACTTGTTCATAACTTTTTCTCCTCCTTTCTCTGAATTCTGATTTTTATTATTGAAACTTTCAAGCGTTGTATTAAGCTTTTCAAGTATTTCAATCAACTTATCTTGACCATCGGTAGAAAACATACTATTTTTAACACTAAAGTCATCAATGGTAATCTTACTACCTTTCATGCCTTCTTGAATTTCTGTAACGCCATCTTGTTCGTAACCAAGAATAGTTACGCCCGAAAATCTAAATTTATCAATAGACAAATAATCTTCATCACAGTTGTAACTAAGTTCTTCAACAGCAATTTCCACAGAACACTTGCAAGTTCTACGTCTTTCAAGAATCTCAGCGGCCTTAGAATAATCAGAGAAAATGGTTCCGCTTACCATAAGATAGTTCTTATCTTCCTCTTTATCAAATTCAAGATAAGGTTCTTCGGTCTGTGAAATTACACCAATAGGTTGCTCGATATATTCAATATCTTCACCATCATCAATCACCTTCATATCGTGGGCGCGGAACTCATACTCTCCAGTATCTGTCTTATAGATAGCACCAAGAATAGGTCTGCCCTTAAAAGTGTGCTTGTATTTATTCATATTGTCATCAGTAATTCCAGATCTATTTCTGTTTTTACCCGTATGACAAGACTTAAGTTTTACAGACATTAAACCATCGGTATTTTTATCATCGGCCTCAAATGTGCCCAAAGACTGTACAACTAGGGGCGCTCCAAATTTCTCTGCACTAAAAAATTCAAAACGGTTCTCTTTACAAAAATTATAAAGGTCATCCAATGTATAAAATTTTCTCGCCATCTGCATCATCCTCCTTTCTTTAGAATTATATATGTAACTCCGAAAGGAGATTACAGACTTAACTTGTTGTCATATACAATCTTTGATTTGTCCACAGAATCAAAAGTTAAATTCTGAGGAGCTTCATTTAAGAATGTATAAACGCTTCCAATATGTGAAATAAGTTTAAACCCATAAGCAATCAACTTATTTGCAGTTTCTGCATCTGTTGTTTTAATAAAATTCTTCATTAAGGTACGCCTCCTTAATTATCATTCTTATTTTGGTCTCTGTCTTCAAGTCCCTCGTCGCTGAGGTCACCTTCGGATTTTTCAGGAGCTCCGCCCTCACTTCCTACACCACTTTGAGTGTTAGAAGATACAAGAGGATTAGTCCAACGCTCCGTACCAAGACCAAGAAGTTCTCTCTCAAGGAAATCCATACCAAAACTCTCTTGAGGATTAGATCCAGCCATTGCCGCAAGCTTCGTCTTAACAGGAAGACCCAAGCCAGCTAATTTTGTCATCTTCTCAATTTCGTCATCCATAAAGTAGGGCGAAACATCAGAAAATTCAACCGCAACAGTCTCAACATTATAGTTGTACTTCAAATAGAATTTCAACCACGCATTCAACTGCGGAGTCATACTCATAGCATCCTCACACTCAGCCTTAAGAGCTAACTTAAACGATTGGCTATTCGTAATCTTATTAGAATTCAAGATGATAGAGCCATTAGCTTCAATAAGGTTACTATAAGCCTTGCTAAGTACATTAATATCGCTGGCATCATTCGTCTTGAAATCAATTACATCCAACTCTAGTGGAGATAATGCATAAGCCACGTTCTCTGGCAGTGCATCATTGATCTTTCTCATAAACGACAACGCCAAATCTAAGTCAACCGTAAAGTCATCGGGATTCTTAGATCCACTAATAGTATCAAGTTTACCCCAAACCATTTTATAGTTTGAAAGACTATCTATCTCATCCTGAGCAGCCTGAAGGTCGGTTACAGAAATTACCTGCTCCATCAAACCAGAAAGAGGCGGGATAGAATAATCCAGATTATCAGGATCAACTTTGGTACAGAAAGTTTTTTCAATAGGAAGCTGCTTCCACTTAATATTGTCTCTTTGATATTCATTATAAAGACTAGTAAATATGTCATCATAATATTCTAACTGGTCTTCATTACCTCTAAAATATGACATATCAAATAGAAATCCTATTACACCATTATCAAATGAAGCACACGATATCTTGCAACGGTCTGGATCTAATGGATGAATATAAAAACTACCCTCACCCTCTGGATCACCATAACAAAAACCATATGACACACCGTGCTTCCACGCCAAAAGGTTCATCTTAAGTATCTGAGACTCCATGTTCATATTAGCAACAATCTTAACAACGCGCTCATATTCTTTAAGAATAGACTCTCTATCATTCTCCTCGATCATACTAACAATAGGATAGGCACTCCAAACTTTGCAATTCATCTGATGTGCCTTAAATCTAATCATACGGCGATACACATGAGAAATTGTGTAAAGATAATTACTAAGTTTTCTCAGGTTATTGTTGTTTGCCTCAGTCGCAGGATTTCTCAAATATGATCTGAGCGTTTCTCTACTATAGGTTGTGGTTGTTCTATTCGGAATCTTTTCAGGATTAAACAATTGTAAAACGTTCTTCAATTCGGTGGCGAACTGCTTGATTTGTTGTTTTCTTTCATCTTCTTGCAATTTTGCAATTTGTTCTTTAGTTTCCACGGCACCTCACCATCCTTTCTATCCGAAAATTTTGTCAATGTGTTTTCCATTAGAAACTACCAATTTATCAAGTATTGTTTTATGATCTGGTTTCTTTCTAGTTACCAGGCTTTCACGACGAAGTTGTTGTAATACCCAAGCGGCCATTGCCATAACATAAGCACGGTCATCGTTGAGTTTACCAACTTTATCGGGAGCCAAATCATATCTAACATTACCGTTGGACTGTTTGAATTTATATATGTTAACTAGTTCGTTTTTCATAGCATCGATTTGTTTCAATGCAATCTCCTCATCTGGGTCCAAATGATATTGTTCTCTTATAATTTCAATTCCTTGCTTTGCCAATTCTTTAACTTCTTTTTCCGTCGGTTCTGTATATCTCAAAGTCTTAACGCCTGTTTTAGTATTAAGGTCATACATCAATACGATATATCCACGATTATCATATTCGCTAGGCCATTCTATAAGATTCATATTAGTCATCTCGATAAGCGCCGTAAACATTTCGACTTTATATTTAGAAGGTTGAATTAAATGCAATTTGTCTTTAATCGCATTTGGATATAACCCAACTTCATCTGGGCTATAATCTTTGTCTATCAATCCTCGATGTATATTACCATCATCGTCTTCCCAATCTTCCCATAAAAAGTCACAAATATTAACACCTGCACCACCAGAACCTGCATCGACGCACATACTAAGAATATTTTCATAGTCTGCTTTTCCTTCGCCGTTATACGCCAAAAGTAGTCTTTTAAACTCCTTGATTTGGTTCGGAGTTGTCATAGGAGTTTTATTACGTTTCTCTAAATTAATAAGATTTACAACGTTTTGAACTCTCATCTTCCAACCAACTACAGGGTCTTTATAATATTCTGGAATAAAAATTACAGAGTTGTCTTTTGAACGAGCAGGGTCATACATAAGCCCCCACAGGCTATTACCGTCCTCATTTCTAAGTTTCGGGGGTCTCGTAACAGAATTCCTAATAATATCTGCCCTCTTAATAATCTGACCTTCGCCGCCTTCAGAAGTAAAGATATTTCTATACTCACGCATAGCGGCTTCTTTATCCTCACGCATAGCTTGGTCAACTTTTTCTTGCGTTAACAACGGAACTGGCCACAATTTGTTATGTACAGTAGCATTAATAATGACATCGCAAGAAATGTCTGCACAGAAATATCTCTTGTCTCCAGCAAACATACGAAGAGAAAATTCTTTATACTTCTTAAAGAAGTATTGGTCCGTGCGTCCCGCAGAAGAACAATATAGTAATTGGTTAGGGAACGGAGTAGGCTCTGCCAGCACGTCATCTGCATTAAAATCCTTACCCATCTTAAACTCTGAGTTCTGAGTGGTAAAAGGTTCGGATGTATGGAACAGCTCATCTGCTGCATTCATTGCCTCATCATATACATTTAAATTCGAACGTTTCGATCTATTGTTGTCGAAAGCGCCGTTCAATGTAAACACCTGAGAACCACCATAAGTTCTTACAGTATAAGATGCAGGATTGTGTACCCATCCAGTTGAATTTGCCTGAGACTTAACAACATTGCTCTGAAAAACATCGTTTAAATTTGTAAAGGACGATATATTTTTCATCGCAAATTGTTCCATCTTGGTAAACAACTCAATAGACTGAGAACCAACTCCCGCAAGAATATATGCTTTAAATCCAGGGATTAAAAGCATTTTTGCCATAATAAACAAAGCCGCAAGTAGGGACTTACCCCCATTTCTTGACATAGCCCACACAACAAACGGTTTGTTCCAAGAACTATCAATCAAATATCTCTGATAGTCCATTAACTGTACGTTAAAAACTTCTTCAATAAAACGAGATGGATTTCTGCGTCCCCATTGAAGAAATTCTGCCAAATCTACTTTTTCTCTATATCTTTTAGTGGTCATATTGTATAAGTTTGGCTTAACAAATATTCCGTACTCTCCAAGAGTGTATTCGAGTTCATCGCACAAATCCTTAAACCCTTCGAAACAATCTTCAATACAGTTTTCTAATATTTGTCGTTCAGTCAAAATGACATCACTCATTGTCAATCACCTGCCCAAACTCATCAATTAACCCCTTTTCTTTTAAAAACTCTTTTAAATCTTTGTTTTCTACAAGCAACAATCTGGCGCGCTCGTTAGCCTTATCTAACTTCTTTTGAAGTTCATCAACCAACTCGCGTCTAATATTGTTAATTGTATTCATTGTATTTTCGTCAAAACCAATTTGGTCTATTTGTGACTTAGCGCTAATTTCTGCAACCTGTCTCATACCCTCGCAATAATCAATATCATACATATTAATTTTTGCATCTCTGAAACCGATTAAGTCTAGTTCTTTCATTTTGCCAGTAAGGGTATTTTGTCCCTTAGACTTACTATTGTTGAAGTTTACAGAAATTCCATTATCCTTAGCAAGAGCATTTGCACCGCTAAGCAATTTTGATATTGTATCAGAATGTTGCTTAATAGTACCATTGTTGCTATTTAACTTTTTTGTGTCCGCCAGTAATTCATTAATGGCGTCGTTTAGCTTCTGTATCTGATTAAATGCTTGAACAATCTGAATAATAGCATTCATCTTCATGCCATCATTCTTAGTTTCTTCATCAATAAAACTAATTATTTGTGCATATAACACGGGAAGGTCTTGTTCTATAGGATAGTTAGCAAAAGGATCATACCCAATAAGACGAATTAAATCTCGTTTGTTTGTTTTGCACTCATCTAAAACTTCAGAGGTCATAGTAGATGCAATTTTGTCCTCTGTATCACTCTGAACTTTTGCTCCATCCTTAAACAAGTCTCCATCTCTCCAACGTTCCCCGCTATACTGTGGTAACTTAACATTTTTAATATATGCCGACCACACGTTAGTTTTGGGCTGTTTTAAAGTTGGATCATGAACCTCATTGTAAGATGAATCCCATAAATTTTCTTTATACGGCAAATCCATTCTTTCAAGTGCATCACACAACGATGCCTTGGTAACCTCACCATACTGTCCGCTTCTTTCATTATAGTTTCTAGCAATTTTCTCAATACACAACTTACAAAAAGGATTGACACCCACGCCATTAAATGGATCTGACGAAGTGTAAAACGAAGTTTTTTTCTTTTTTTCGCCACAACAATAGCATAAATACTCTTCCTTATCTTCTGCCGCTTTTTGAGCAGTTGTGGTCATTGCCTTTTTAGCTGAGGTTTTCCCCATAGCTTTACCTGCCATAGACATCACTCCTTTCTATAAATTTTAGGAGCAATTAATCAGCGTCGATCTCGACTTCAATTTCGCACTCGAATTCAATTTCGACTTCAGCTTCCTTCTTTGCTTTAAGCTCATCCATAAGCTTTTCAAGAGCCACCTTAAATTCATCTGTATTCTCAAAAATAAAAATACTCTTATCTGTATTTTCTCTATTGGGTTTAATATCAACAACGACAAAACCCTGCTTAAGAAGCTTTCTTGCTATCTTAGCATCAAAAATAAGACGACTCTTTCTTGTGTCTTTCTTATCAATCATAACTCTATTCCTTCTTTCTAAATCATTTTAAAGTTTAATTTTATATTCAAGGGTTACACCCTTGTTTTCCTCAATGCAGAATAAAACTGCACCAGGATTGGAAGTTTTATTCAAACTCATTGAATAATCATCAATGCCTATAATACTAGGTACATTAATAACATCTTTATTGACACCAACGGTCTCTGCCTTATAATGGTGCATATGCCCACCAAGGAGAATTTGAATGTTGGTATTATATGTGTTAGAGAAATCCTTAATTGCATTTTCCATATTCTTAACCTCACCATGGATACCTAAAACATTAAGACCTTCAATATTATCAAAAATCAACCCAGTAGGGTTAATGGTCATCTCGAAATTAGGATTGTTTTCAAGATATGTCCTAATCATTTCTCTGACAAACATTCCTGTATTTTCTTCCTTGAAAGTACCCTTGGGTTGGCCCAGCATACGAAGTTCTGAATGATTTCCATATACCATCTGATACTTTACCTTGACATATCTAGTCAGTTCATTAAGCCAATGAGCAATGAAATTTGCATATCTAACGGTGCCTTCAATAACACCATATCTTAATTTCATTAACTGACTGCAGCGCAAAATTCCATCGGTAAAGTCGCCGAGAGCAAACACATAGAGTGTTGTCAAATCTTCCTTTTGTATAATCTCGACCGTCTGATAAAATAATTCCCACATTCTCTGCTCGAAAATTTCGGGACTATATGAATTAAGAATTTCTCCATAAAGACCATAAATAGTAAACTCTGTAGCGTAATGTTCGTCTCCGAAAGCCAATACTGCGCTACGACTCGGCTTATCTACAATAATAGGATCGGGTGCAACCAAAGAATTATTTGCTTTAATTTCACTACAAATCTTCTCACAAATCATCTCGTCCCTTGCTTCTTCACGAAGCCACTTATTGTACTCAAGCTTTTCGGTTCTAAGTTTAATGGTCGCCTTTTCAACTTCACGCTTCTTTACATCAAGTTCATCGCCCTGAACGCCAATAAAACCATTTTGTCTAAAAACGTTGTCGTAAGCTCTCTGCATCCATCTATAAGCCTTTCTGAACGCAGAAGATCCTCTCCATTCAGTTTCATCAATACCAAGTTCGGTATTAAGTCTTGGAGTAAGCTCCTCCCAAGTGGAATCAATCAAGCCCGCATCCTTAGCTTGTCCAACTTTCCATATATATTGATCTTCATTTTCTTCAGATAATTTCTTCAAAATATCATTCATAATTCTCTTTTCCTTTCTTCTAATAAAAAAAGAACGGCATTAACCGTTCTTATTATATGTGCTCTCGTAATGAGCTTGAAGCTTTTCCTTCATGTCCCGAGATATTCTTGCCTTAACCTTACAAGTTGCAGAGCATTCTATATCTTCCTGGCTAGCGGGATTCTTTCCCATTCTTGCCGCAACAGGAACACACTCTAACTTCACACCCTGAACAATCTGTATAGCAACTTCCTCATCGGGAGTTACTCCGCATAGTTCTTCGAAAACAACTTCGTCCATACAATGAAGTACTTCTCTTATGTGCTGAATCTGATAGCCGCTCTTTTTTGACAGCTTTCTGATCACTTCTTCGCGTGTAATAGTCATAATTCTTCTCCTTTTCTTTTTAAATTTTAAGTGGTGATTCGCGAGGGATTCCAACCCCCATCTTTCGGTTTCGAAGACCGACATCGTATGCATTAGACCAGCGAATCATAATGGTTGCGAAAGGTGGGACTTGAACCCACGACCTTCAGCTTATGAGGCTGACGAGCTACCAACTGCTCCACTCCGCAATATGGAGCTGGCGATAGGAGTTGAACCTACAACCTGCTGATTACAAGTCAGCTGCTCTGCCATTGAGCCACGCCAGCATATATGGTGGGAGAGGTGGGTGCCGACCCCACTGTGCCCGAAGGCAACGGAGTTACAGTCCGCCGCAGTTGCCGATTTGCTACTCTCCCATAAAATGTAAGTTTATTTAGCTGTAACAGCAGAAACCTACTAAAAACTGCTTGGCGATTCCGATGGGGTTCGAACCCACGACCTCCAGCGTGACAGGCTGGCGCTCTAACCAACTGAGCTACGGAACCATATGGAGGCGACAGTAGGGTTTGAACCTACGACAACCTGATTAACAGTCAGGTGCTCTACCGACTGAGCTATGCCGCCATTGGTGACGCTATGGAGATTTGAACTCACAGTTACCGCCGTGAAAGGGCGGTGTCCTAGACCAGGCTAGACGATAGCGCCATATGGTGGATCCAGGGAGAGTCGAACTCCCGACCCCTACCTTGCAATGGTAGTGCTCTCCCAATTGAGCTATGGACCCATATATAACATCTACTAAACTAGAGCGGAGCCGCAACTTCGCCCTTACAAACTTCGATGTTAATGTTTTCTTAGTTAAATTAAATTACTTCGCCAGTTTCTTCATCAACGCTCTCGTAATCCTCATCATACGAGAAACTAAACTTTACTGCACATCCATCAAGGTCAGCAAGCACTTTAGCGAGATTGAACTCACCCTTGTCCTCGACGAGAATGGTAATCATATCGTCATTGATACTGAGGACTCCGCTTCCAGAAATCTTGTAATTTTTTGTCATCTTATCTGCCATAATTTTTCTCCCTTTTCTTTTAGGTTTAATATAGGAAATTACTGTTGTTTCCTATATCATTCATTAGGAAAAATTCGACTTGAAATTTTATCAAAGCCGAAAACAACAGCAATTTCCAATCATTTTGGCGTGTCAAAATGACCAAAACAAAGCGTCTTAATTTTTGTGTTTTGCATAATACTTTGCATTTCTAATGGATTTATTTTCAACCTCGATCTCTGTCTTACAAACCTCGCAATATTTTCTTATTCCATTTTTGCTTTGTTTTATTAATCTGTTACACCTCTGACACTTAGTATATCCTTTGCCATCATTCTTCCACATAAGATAAATATAAGCAAGCTCTTGACAATCAATCTCATCTAATACTAAAGCAGCTTCACCATAATCAATAAAATTCACAATCAAACACTGGGTATCATTTTTCTTGGGATATCCAAGCAGGCCATTTTGAACAATTTTATGCAGTATATATTCTCTATCTTCAGCAGGAACGGATATGCGTGCCAATTTACACACCTCCGTTATGGAATACTTAACAAGCCCATTCGTAAAACCACTAGATAACTTTTGTTGCTTCGCCATACACAACAATACAAACAATACTTTTTCCGCCCTTAAATCATTCAACGAAGAAATGGCATTCAACTCAGACTGGGTGATTTGGATATTGTCAATAATATAAAAAGGATATTTATGTGCCTTTTTAATAGCATCAGAAACAACATTAGAATAATAACTTTCATCAAAATTGTCTTGATATGTTTTTAACCATTTAATTGAATTTATATAAGCGTCTTCATCACTCTGATGCTCTGAATATATCAAATGTCTTGTAATATATCTTATTTTTGTCATCATAGATTTAACGCCTACATCCTTACCAATGTATATATCTCTAGCATATTTTTCTTCATTCAAAATCAACATCTAAATCACCACCAATCTCTTGTGTATGCAAAGAGAACCTCTTGCCACCAAACTCAATATCTCCATTCTCATCTTTGATAGGGTATTGAATTATACCACCGTTTTGCTTAAGAATATTATTAAATATTTGTTCACCAGCAACTTCCCACGCAAATGACTTGTTTTTATTCGAAGTATAACAAACATCAACAAGGATATTCGCCAATATTTCTGCATCAAGACAAACTTCTGAGCACATATTGGTAAATTCATTAATCAACCTAGATGTAAAAGCATCTCTCTCTTCTTTTGAAGAATCATTCTTTTTAACACCCTTTAAAAACAACTGCATACTCTTATTATACTCGTCATACAACTGAACAATTGCATCATATTCTTCTTGCGTATAGTATGCGTCACTCTTCAATATAGAACGATCAAATTCAATATCTGACAACACGTCCATACTTTGAAACGCTTCTTCAATCTTCCAACAAATACGGTTCATTGTGCCTGGCGCTCTACTAACAGGAAGATATTTTTCGTAATAATACAAAAACTCATCCTCATCAAAAGACCTATTGTCGCTAGCATATAAATCATCGAGACTTTTACCAAATCTAATCTTACAATTAGATCGAACCGACTTTATATACTTGTCAAGCTCGGACTTTAATTGTGAGTAACGATAAATAAAGAACCACGGTTTAATTTCTGCGGCTATATTTGCATTAATTTGCTTGTCTCTAATTGTTTCATCGTCATCATCGTCTTCGATCTTAAATAGCCTATTATTTAGCCATTCCTTAGGTACAGGTCGAGCTACAACGCCCTTTATACGGTCTATAGCGTTCTGCTGATAGTTCATCATTGTGCTAATTCTATAGGTAAGTCTTCTATATTCTTCGCTATCAGGATCAAACTGTTCTCTCAAAGAAATCATATTCGTAGCCTTGTTAGTTACACTTCCAATAGAATCTCCAAACCCGTTAATATCAGAGCTTACATAATCATCTTCGGTAGGAATCTTTTTAACGCTACTTTCTTGCTCGCACATCAATGTTGTCTTATATTCAAATGCATCAAGCAACACCTGGTTGTCGGTGCAGAAATTTGAATCAGAGTCATAATCTTCGCCGTTACATCTCATTGCTGTATCGTCCCAACTGTTTAAAAGAATGCAAGTCTTGATATATTTATACCATTTTTCCATTTCCGAGTTAGTTACAACCCTCAACTTGCAAATATTTTCAATACTTGTCATTGGGGCACGAAAAACACAGATCTCATCAGATCTCTTATCTATCCAGTACCTATGGTAGCATTCGCCGCTCTTTAACAAACCAGTTACTTCAAGACCAAACATATTCTGCAAGAATGAATAGGGGTCATTACCTGCTATACCATAGTCTCCCGAAATGTCTAAAACGCCAATTTTAGCAGAATTAATACGTTTTTGTATCATTCTACTAACTTTAGACCTAACGTATGGGTCATTAATAAGCTCAGGATTAGCCATAATGGCTTTACACATAGGCTCCATATGAACCACGCTTTTCTCATCTAAACCAGATCCGCACATATATAAAATCAATTTTCTCCAGTCGAGTCCAAGGCAATCTTTAATTTTCGATACAGTAGGCTCAATTAATTCGTCAATTTGCTCATCGGTGAACTTAAAATCCTGAAGATATTGGTAATTTGTAGTATGCACATTTCTCAACTCGTGCGGAGTGCTCTTTGCAATGCAAAATTCATATCCATTCTTCATACAGTTATTATAATAATCTTCATAGCCAGCATATGAATTCCACAATTTAAGCATAGAAACCGAAAGAATAACGTCTGCGTCTCGAACATCCCTTTCGTCTCCCCATGCATCCTTGATAATATATGTACCTGCAACCTCTTCGGCAAATTGTTTGAAGTCTACAGTAAACACCATACCCTTCAAGAAGGCACAACGAGTATTAAAGCCAGACAGTGGCTCGGAACCCTCGTTTAATGCCTCGGCCCATTTAGCACTCATTTCGGGGGAAATCAAACCCATACCATCACAAGTGTTAATTTCTATTTCTTTCTCCATAGGATCGCTAACGCTAGGCCAATCTGGGTTTTCACCGCCAGTATTTTTTACAATTCTTACAACATTCTTGAATTTAGTGAAAACATCATTTACTACAATAACTCTAGGCCAAGGAACGGGTATGCTGGCAGAGCACTGGAGTGCAAAATATGCGTTAATTTTTGCTGGAATGAACTTATAATTTAGCTCTAACCCATTGTAAGTCTTAACTTCTTCACCTGGTTTTGGACCCTCATAACGCCCATTGTTGATTTTCTCCATAAGTTCGTCATGAATTCTCTCATCGACAAACATAATAGTACTTTTCTTAATAGATCCCGCCGTCCCAAGAAATCTTCTATATTTAAACGTCTCAATCTTATGTCCATAATCAATTGTGATCATAAATCCGTGTTTATAGACATATTTATAATCTTTAGGGGAATCCATTACCAGCATCATATAATATGGCTGAAACTGTAATTCATAAAGTTCGTCATATTTTTGACTGATTTTTTTCTTGTTCTCTAAAGAATTTCCCTGTTTTTTAAGATATTTTATATCTTGCTTAATTTGTGATGCCTTAATATCAGCATCTGGAACGCCAGTCAACTCTGGCATCCATCTCAAAACCTGGGACGAGCCTAAACTCACGACTAGTTGCGGCTGCTTTCTGATTTCGCTTAACTTAAATGTTAAATGCCAATTATTTTTTGATAAATATCCAGTGTTGACTTTTAACACAAAAGTCTGGTTTTTTTGTGACTTTGCCATTATCTCACCGCCCAATCATTTTGTATTCTTTTCTTCATCTTCTTTTCTTCTATCGGCCCAATATTGCCAATAAATAGTCCAAAACGCACCGTACACACTCATCAACCTCCAATCATTTTGTATCGTGTCTATTATATCAAAAATTTTAAAAAGGTCAATATGCACGACTATAAACTACTCGTCATCTACTCCAAACAAGTTATTAAGCTGTTTCTCACTCAGCCTCTTCTTTTCAGCGCCACGAATAGTTACTGCGTGGTCAGGAGCCTCAAAAGCACCTCCACAAACAGTTCCATCATCATAAACATACTCGGCGGTCTGTTTCCAGCCCTGTCTTTTGGCTTTATTGTAATACTTCATAATCATTGTATCCATAATCCATGTTTTATCAACATAGTCATAAAGCAAATGGACTTCTTTTTCCTCGGAAGTGATGCGTGTTTTAATCTTTTTAATTTCCATTCGTATCGCCTCCATAAATCTTAAACAGTTCAGACAGTGTAAGTCCGTTATATTTAGCAAGGTCTACCGCCAACGCACAGACATTCTTTTCCGTAGAGGCGCCGAGTTCTTCGCAGCAATATTCGAACAAGTTCTTATATTCATAGGGCATATTTACAGCAACATAGTCATCTGGACCCATATAAAGTTCCTGCTCCTCTTTGCTTTCCATAAAATAATCTCTATAGAGATCGTCTCTATAACCTCCGCACCATGCCTTAAGCTCTATACTATTTACTTTAAAATAATTCGTGGGCACACCCAAATTGCTACCTGTTGCATATCTCCACCAGGCGCCCTCTTCGGACCATCTTTCGAATTGTGCTTCCGTAATATTACAAAGGCTCTCAAACTCGGCATCATCAAGTTCCCATACTTTAAAATTGCTCCAATATCCTATGGAGCCACTAAAAGTTTCTTTAGGATTAATACCAAGACAGATTAAAAAAATATTATTCATATTTTCTCCAATAATCTCTTTCATATCACTTTACCCCCTCAAACCATTCATCTATATCTATCTTCTTATAAGGAATCTTTTCAGAACAAACATCACAATAGGGCGAAATCCATCCTAGAGAAATCTTTGTCGCAGGAGCGCCACAGCGAATACAGACACGCTTGGACAGTTTTTCGTATTTGTCAATTACTTCTACAAGCTCTTTTGTGTAATAGCTAAAGTCCTGACGAAACGATCCGTACTTTTCCTTAAGATCCATAATAATAATCTTATCTTGCTTTTCTTTGGGCATTTTATTAACCGCTTCCTGTACCTCGGCGGCCCACTGTTCTCCAAACGCAATTCTCCAGCCAGTAGGGATGGCGTCCAACTTTGTAAATTCATACATATAATCCTCCGCAACCTTGCCCGTCCAACAACTGTGAGGGATGAGAATAGGGTACTTCATACAAAGCTCGTAGTTTCTTTTCTGCTCGTCGCTAAGATCTGCGAGCCAATCTTTATGTTCAGTGCTCATTGTTTCCCTCCAAAAAGTCATCTTCAATTACAATTACATTGCACTTGTGACTATGTGCTGTGCAAGCATCGATAGCAATAAATCCTTCACCATAATATGGGTCAAACTTAGCATCGGCTTCAAATTCACTACGACCTTCGGCATTTGCCCACCCTGTGCTGCAGTGCCAGTGCCCAAAAACAACGGTTTTGTCAGGCATCAAACCTCTTGCAGCCATATCAAATGGATTTCCCCAAGTTGCATCTACCCAGTCTTCTTGGCTAGCGTTGCGCCAGTCGGAATTAAAGCCAAAACTACGACCCTTGGTATAGTGAGCAGGCAGCCCATCTTTATTAATTACAGGAATCCACGAATGCACAAAAATATAGTCCTTGGTTTCAAGGTAATTAACCATGCCATCTATGAACGGCTTAACTTTCGCTAAAGTGTAATTGCACATATCTTCGAATTCTTCACCATAACCCATATCCCAAATAGTTCTAGCGGTACCATTGCTTATATCATGAGAGCAAGGATAGCCTCTGGCACAGCAATCAAGCAAAAGCTGCTCGTGATTGCCTCTTATAAGTACCTTTCGAGGCAAATCTCTTAAAAATTTATAAACTTCATTCGACTGAGTGCCGCGATCAAAGCAATCACCACAAACCACTAGCCAATGGTTTTCGTCCTTTTCATCAAAGCCCGCTTGATATAAAGCGGTTCTAAATTCAGTATAATATGAATGAATATCACTCGTAACAAAAAACTTAGGCATATTTTCACTCCTTTACAACTTTCTGAACTCGTTTCTCAGGATATGCTATACATTCCTGGTTAACATCCTTTATCTCAAAGGGGTGTCTTACCCCACAACACTCCTGAAACTTAAAATCTACAAAACCTTTACCACGAACCCATCTTCGTCTAGTAACTTCGCAACAAAAATTACATTCACAACACTTCATTCTTTCTTCTCCTTTAGCACCCTTGGTATATATATTCTATTTTTATGATAGTTCTCAGCTTTTCTGGTCTGACCGAGAACTTCTTTGAGTTTATCAAACACCTTCTTGTTCTGTGGGTCTTCAAAAAACCTAACAATGGGTTCCAGTTCCTCAACTCGATCTCTATAATATCTACGATCCTTGCGGTTAATGGCAAGCTTGGTAGCAAGCTTACTACGTTCGCCACACTTAAGATCGTCAAGCTCAAGCATATGAAGATAATCCTGGGTCAATTTGTCTTGAGTTTCCATTTCTTCATAGCAGAATTTGTAATGAGACTGGGCTTCGGAAATAAAATTTAAAAACTCGCTTATATATTCTGATGGCTTCTTGTCCATCTAATCACCTCACAGACTGTCCTTATATTCAGTAAAGTACCAAATGAGTTCGTCACGGAAGGTGTCAATGGCAAGCTGGGCAGTTTCTTCGGAGTCAAAAGCGATTGTACCTAAAGTTCTTTCGGTCCACGCTTCATTCACTGTTATTTTCTCTATATCATAGCAATACCAAATCTCAAAAAGGTCGAGATTAGTCTTCCAGTCGACATCTTTCTCTCTATGCTCCACAGCAAATCTTCTCAACTGACGCATAAGTTTATCGGCACGAGCATTGTTTTCTGCAACCTCATAAGATGTGTAGTAATTGGCGTTCTCGTACATGAGATTCGCAGAACTACCGAATCCTGCATCATCGATAAAATCGGAATGAACAGTTCCCTCCGCAACAACTGCCGAAAAATTATCCAAATTATTACCTCGCTCATAACCTGTTCTCTTGGTTTTCTGCTCAAACTTCTTAGCTTCCTCTTCGGTAAGTTCCACTTCGAACTCCTTACCATTAAATATCAATTTTGCCTTCATCCTAATTCCTCCTTTTTGATAACTTTTACTCCGTATTCGCATACCTGATTCAATTTGTCCATAATCCAATTTAACTCGTTGATGTCTCTGATGCGAATCACAATATGTTGATATAAATCACGGTCAGAGGTGGAATCAACCACCTCTATACCGTTTTCTGCTAAGACCTGCAAGATGCGTTTTCTATCATCTGACAAGTCCGCATATTCTAAAATAAACTTCTTCATACCTTGTACTTACTCCATATATAATCAATAAACCGATCCCAATTAAACTTAAGTTGTGCATACACATCAAATTTTTCTTTTCTTCCACTAGGCGGCCAATCTGATACAATAAATTCATACTGGCATCGTGAGCGAAATTCATATGCCGCAGCGTGAGATAGTATTTCAGACAAAGACTCACGGGTGTGATTAGGGGTAGTTAACACCATCTCGACGTCACGACAAAAGCTGCCGTTATTAAAAATGTTGTACGGCACAACCTTGCCTCGGCTGTAATCAAATAGCATTACGTACCATTCCATTATTAAATCTCCTTTAATCATTTTGTTGTGTAATAATTATAGCACAAATGTTTAATTTTGTCAATATGTTACTGTAAATGTTTACATTTTAGTTACAATTTTGCCTAAGTAGTTAGCGATTTTTAAAGTGGAAAGTTTTAGGGGTGTAGTTGGTAAGGGTAGGATGGGCAAGGTTAAATTTTGCTTAAGTAGTTGGGGATTTTTGGGGTAAAATGAGGCGATTTACCACTCATAAGTAATCTTAAGAGAAATAATCTTCAGATCAGACTTTCTCCCTAAGTCATCTTCATAATCATCTTTAATACTCAACGCGGTTACTTTATTTGTTGCCTTCATTGCACAACGGATGTTAAAAGAATAATCATAACCATCGCTTCTGTCATAAGTTAAATATATAAGTTCTCCATGGATTTCTGATGCTAGAACAAACACGGTATCTTCAACCTTCATAATCAATTCTCCTTTTCTGTGGGCGGAGTAGGGAGGTATGTCCAGTGGGTGACGGAATCAATAGTTCCTGGTATTCTCCAAAAAACACTTCCGTCGCCGCATGGCTCGTAGTATCCTTCTTTTACAAAAGTTCTACCGTCTCGCTGTTTACACGCACAAAGCACTCTGACAGACCTCGCTCCGCCATATCTACCCTTGCCGTGCGGATCAATAGCAGGTAGATCGTTCTCAACGCTAATCCATTCATACGGATTAACAGTAGGCGCTCTCTTAATAGCGGCTGCCACAATAGCGGGGTAGAAGGACTTGTTGAGCAAGTCTTGTTTAAGTTCATCTGCATCAATTGTTCTCATTGCGGATCTCCTTTCGAAACTTTAAACAGATAATAATCATTCGTAGTATTACCTTCGAATACCACATCAATCAACTTCTCAGCAATATAACTATCAAAAATATCACCGTGGACCCAGTCAAACCCATCGTAGTCCTGCGCAAGCCACGCCAAGTCACATTGAGTGCAAGCTTCCTTGAAAGCGATAGTCCAGCCCCAAGTGCCATTCTGAGCAGATAGATAGCAAGCAATCTGGTCTTTATACGAGTAGGGTGTATTATCTTCATCATCATATATAGCACCATAATTTTCATCTGGCATAATAAGACGAATGCCCCATATCTTGACAAGCTCTCCGAAAAGGCATTGGTAGAAGTGGGTAGGGATGTCGTGAGTTTCAAAATAGGACTTGACGTCGTTCTGGGCGTCGGTTATATAATCTGACATGTTAATTCTCCTTTTCAATAAGTTTGGACCATTTTTCAAGTTCGTATTCGCAAAAGTAACCCGATTCCGAAGCATCTTGGCCGAGCCATACGTTAAAATCATCAATCTCGTACTTTTCTAGTATTTTTTCGTTATTCGCCGCATACACACCGCAATTCCAACCGATGCAATAAATGTCATCGAGGAGTTCGGCGAGGCGAGTGGGGTTGTTGAGGGCAAGGTGTTTAATTATGTCAAGGTTGGTCATATCGTTTCATTCCTTTTTGTTCCAAAACGGTATCTAGATCCAAAAAATCCTGTTTTGATGCATCTACGTTTGTACCGCACCCAATCTTCTTGTCGCACTTCTTATCCCACTTGGTGCACCAGCCACAGGGAGTGGAGTAGGTGCACTCCATTGTTAATGGATTTAGTCCCTGCATTTGTTGTTCTCCTTTTCTACAAAAGACTTACAAGAATCCATACAATCCTTGCAATGGTGGTAACCTACATGAACATCGGGCACATCTTCATCCTTACAACAAGAACCACCGTACTTCCAGCCCCAGTGTGATTTCTTAAAATGTTTGCACTGATAACAGTACTGTGGACGACAAAAATCATCGACAGATTCTTTCAGTTCATTGACACAATCCATGCAGAGCGGAATTTTAATACGTCCAACTTTAAGTATTGCTACGGCAGTATTACCGCAATCATCATATTCTTCGTCATCCCAATCACGCACATTAAGTTCTATGCTCATTTGTTGTTCTCCTTTGTCATTTTATTAAGGTCAATCTTATATCTGCAGTTATCTATTTCTACAGAACTAGCAGACAAAAGTTTTATATTAATACCCAGACCAATTTCATCGATCTCTACCTTGACGGGCACAAAAGTACAATCTCCGTAGTTCTTGTCAATGTGTTCGTGGATATAGGCGTCAAGGTCTTCGAATGGAATGTATAAATTTAGTCCGTACATAGTTTTATTCATGGTTTTATTCTCCTTTTGTTTTGCTGGTTTTATGGGTGGCATAGGTGGTGGGTTGTACCGAGGTGTACTAGCAGGAGGGATGTAACACGGATTAGGAAAGGTATATTCTGGTTTTGGTCCAGGTGCCATACTAAAGTGGCTATATTTAGGAGTTTCGCAGCCTGTCTTTTTCTTGCGTTTAAACATTGTTATTCTCCTTCGGATAATTAATCTCTTCGTATGGTCCACAAAGCAAGTCATAAAGTGCACGCTTGCAACAATATAGGGCAACTTCTTCTGGATTTCGATATTTGTCCACTAGGTCAATATGGGTGGCTGAATGTCTGTTGCCTCTCGAAAAGGTGATTCGCAACGCGTCACCTCTGCCAAGCAGCTCCTCTGCGCTGATGGTAGTGGATATGCCGTCATAGAGGGCGGCTTTTATGATGAGGTCTTGGACACTTTTAAAATCTTTCATAGTTGTTCTCCTTAAATTCCGAACAATTGTTAACGGTTTGATTTAAGTCTGCCCACCAATATTCGTACAATTCTTGATATGGGATGTAATCACCAGCGGATTTATCAAACCACCCATACTGTTTGTCGTATTCAACCTCAGATACATATGTACCGTCTGATATATATAAATTCTTGTTCCAATATTCTTCGGGTGGGCATGTTAAACAGTTGTGCCAAGTAAGTTCCATTTTGAATTTATTTTTCATAGCCATTCTCCTTTATTTTAAAACAGGGCAGGCGGAGATACCACGCTCTTTGAGGTATTGGATGGCGGTGTCTGCTGGGAGATTCTTTAGAATCCATTCGAGCGTTACTTCTTTCCATTCTTCGTATTCCGTTTTATAAGACATTGCAATGAATCTCCTATAAGCGACATCATCATATGCACCTCTATATCTAACTTTGATTGCTGGATGTATCATACGATTCCAACAACTGCTAGACTCATAAACCCCGTCTAACCTATTGTTGTGTATATAATCATAGGCTTCGTAAAAAGATGCGTTGCACAATATGTGTTGTGTTTCTGGCGGTTCATCAAACACTTTACGCTCTATAGGAGTTAACCAGCCACTCCATAAAACTTCACGCCAGTCGTCACCGTCTATGGATACATAGTTATGAACTTCATATATTTTTAGCATAGGCGGCTCTCCTTTAATATCTAGAAACTTCATTGCCGCACTTAGGGCAAGAATAGTATCTTATATATTTATATACTCCACCAAGTTCGTATCTGACGTTGCATTTGGGGCAATATCCGTCATTCCATTCTGATGCAGTACAAGTATTAAAGCTAATCATTACAAAAATAGCTAAGGCGAAACAAATGATGGCAGTCCATAAATCATGATTGCTATTGTATTTTGAATAGTAGCTCATAGTTAGTTCTCCCTTCAATCCGTATAAACCGTAATGTGATATCTTCGCTCAGTATCAGTTTCACCAGCCGCATAAATCTTACCACCGAAACAGTAATTCCAATTGTCAATATACTTGGCAATCTCGTGCTCTGTGAGTTCGATAGGGATGTCCTTGCGAACGTATACATCGCAGGTGTACTGAGCATGACCGTTGGTATAGTTTGCCCTTCTGATATAATCTTTGTATTTGCAAATTTGCTGATAACGGTTGGCAGATTCTCTTCGTTTCTCA